CTGGCGAAAACCCCCAATATTTGTCTTGAGGGTTGAACCAGAAATACTTGCATCATTGTACATCATGCAAGCGGTAAAGATGTAGACTCCAGGTCGGTAGAATCCGATGTGGGCTGCGGTTGAGTCCTCAGTGTCAGCATTGAACCAAGCTACAAGTTTATCTGTCTTCTCCGGTGGTTTTGAGATACCGGAATCAGCATCGGTTTGCACGACTTGTGTGCCAAAGCGTAGAAAACCTTTGCTATCCGAATACCCAGTGGTAGCGACTTGAAACTGCTCGGTTTGACCCCCTGTGGAGAGGACACCCAAACATGTTTGTGCGTTACAGGCCGTAGCGACTGAGCTTTGCATGCAGAGAGGACGCCCGACGAATGAGTCGTTTGGTAGCATCCCCAACTTGAGTTTGATGTCGTATGTGACATAGAGACGTCCGTGGACGGTTCCAGGCTCGCTTGGGAGCCCTTCGGTGGCAATAGTGAACAGACAATGATCGTACATATTGGGTGCGACCACTGTAACCCCCTCGCGACGCGTGTATAGCGCATCCTTCTCTTGAAGTGAGGGATCGCATTCGATCCCATGGACGAGGGTTTCTGATGGATTGCCTGACGTACGGAATGGAGCTTGTAGCATGTGCTCCAGATCGTCAAATGGCTCCTCAGTAACGTTGTACTGGGTGGCCATGGCTATGGTGCCAAGGCCGCCCCCTTCTGCGAAGTTGGAGGATGTGGTTTCGTATGTGAAAACACATCCCTCAAGCTCCCATTCTGTGAAGAGAGGCGCGAGGTGTGACAACCACGGGAAAGTGCTCTGATTAGTGGGCTGAAGCCGGAACCGTTGCTGATGAAACTGCTTCGGTGACTCTGGCGACTCAACCACCCCAATAAATTCCCGTTTCTGTACAGAGATTGTAGACTGGCCGATGTCAGCGAAGTGCATGTCCTTGACTTCGCCTCCATTCTTGATGCCCATGATGCTATTGGTTTTAACCTCATAGTCACCGATTCCGGTGAGCTTTGAAAGGCCGGAGCCAAGGAAGCGTCCGATGGTACCACCAAGACCAGGCATACCAAACCTTCCTCCCAAAGCGGCACCACCCAGACCTCCAGCTGCTGAGGCAGACCCTTTCGGAATGTTCTCTTGCAGCCAATCTCTTGCGTCTGTGAAGTAATTGCCCCTCCCTCGCAGTCGAGCTCCGCGTCCTCTTGGGGCCCGAGCACCTTCAGAAATCTGGTGCTGGTCCCAACGGCGGGCTTTCTCCTGCGCAGGGAGAGATCTGATTTTAGGTTTACTGTCGAACTGTTTCTTAGTAACCATTCTCGTTTTATAGTTATGTGAACTATGTGCGTGTTTTCGTGTCCCACTATCTGGTGTATGGGATACGCCCCAGATGGAGCCGACTGTTCATCCACGTTGCCTTGATCGGCTATCAAACTCACCTGTGCAGTCTGTTGACGCTACGTCACTTCGTAAGGCGAGACAACCGTCTAACGGTCCGCAGCTACCTATTTAAAGGCCGGCCATGCGAATATCATTTGTCCCCAAGCGACTTGGTACTAAAATTAAGTTTTAGGTGATTTAACAACGTGAACCCCATGGGCTCCTGTACTGTGCTAATAATAGTTTGTACACGCGTGGTGGTTTCACTCCGTAGAATGGAACCATCCACATGGCGTCCTGAGTCTTTAGCTTTCCCTTCTTCAAACTCTTGACGTCGTGCTCGTATGCAATCTGATGAGAGGGCACGAGCCCCTGCCCCTCAAACATTGAGATCCGGCCAACCTCGGTCACTGGCCCGGTTGCCTTGGAAATCCGATTTATATCATCGCGTCCAACCCCGGTCAGATGGCTAATTCCTGAGTCCCTCCAACGATTGGAGTCCCAAGACCTTTTGCGCACCCGACCATCCGGGAATTGATTAAAGAACTCTCCATAGAGCGGTACATCACTGTAGGCTAGTCGGCCTGCAATGCCAATCATCGACATACGTTCACTGATGTCTTTGACCGGGCACTTGTACATGGTATACTTTGTTAGTGACTTTATACTGGGCACCATTTTCCATCGAGATCCGGTCCAAAACGGATGCGATCGACAAAATTCTATGCCATCAATTGTGGATGATTCACCCTCCACCTTACACACAAAGCCGTGCGTTAGGCAGAACCCCATCAATGATTTCTTAAAAGCCTCGAGGCACATTGGTCTGTAGAACTCGAGTTTACCATGCAAAAGTGCAGTTGCTATATAAATATTTCC